TCTTTGTTGATAGCTAAGAATCCACCACCAGTTGTACCTTCAGCTTTCTCATACCCCGCTAGTTGAGACATGTATCCAAAACTATCTTCTTCGGCAAGAGTACCATTTCTAAATTTATTGAATGCATATCCTGATGCTGACTTAATATCTACAACCTCACCATCAATCTTACAGTCCATGTGTCCCATGATACCTTTTATTTTAATTTCTTTCTGTTCATCAGTAACTTTATGCCCTGCAAGTTCTGTTAAGAACAATACAACTCTTTCAAGTAAATGACCATACAAAAACTTAATCATAGTCTCAGGTCTAATAGCATGAGGCTCACGCTGAGAGTTTTGTTCGTACCACAATTGTCTTGTAGGTTTTCCAATGTTAGACATACGTAATGTAAAGTCTTTGTTAGCACGAGGAGTTAACCAATCCTTTAATGCTTGTTTCATGAAATCAGCAAACTTATCTAAGTCTTCTTCGCTTACATCAATTGCTTCACCTCTTCCAAGTATAGCTACCTTATCGTATATATCTTTAACGACTGTATCAAGCTGTTTCTTCTTCATGTTGTTCCTCAATAATTATTTTTTCTATACAAGATATCGCAGTAGGAATATCTAATTTAAACCATTCTCCATTTCTATCTTGTGCTTTTTTATTACAAAGAGAATGTGCAATTTGTTCTGCTTTTCTTCTGTCTGTAAAAAACTTTTTATATTCTAAAGTATAATCTCTAAACGGACTAGAGGTTTGATATTGATTGCATCTATCTTCCGAATCAATAGCCATTCCAACTTTAATCCATCCTTTCCAAGCTTTATTAGTTATTATATATACCTGACCTTCAGTTGAAGAAGTATATTTTGATAGAGCATTAAAGGCAGCATCCTCAAATGTTTTATAATTTCCGGGTTTATAAAGAGGATGTTTTCGAGAAACATATTTACCATTCACATACATATTTAATGGGTTATGTATTGCATTAGTAATATGGTTTGTTTCAGCATTTAATTTTTTATTTCTTTCCTTTTGACAATCTTTACATCTACTATCTAAACCATCACGTGCTGATTTAGTTTTATAAAAATCTTCAGTTGTTTTTGTTTGTTTACAACTATGACAATATTTAATGTGTTTCATCCCAAGACCTCCCAATCTTAAATTCTCCATCTAACGGACAACGCATCTTGTAGTATTCACCTGCTTCTTGAATACTTTTTACAGCAAGTTGCCCAACTTTATTGGCTCTACATTCAGAGACTTCTATTTGCCATTCATCATGGATGTTAGCTACTAATTTAAAAGGTGTCATACTAAGTTCTAAACGATTACAAAGTATAGCTAAAGCTTTCTTCATAACGATAGCACCACCGCCTTGAAGTAAAGTATTTAAAGCAGCATGTTCACTTCTGACATAAATCTTTCTGCCATCTAATCCTTTGAGGAAACCTCGTCTAGCTGCTCGTTGCACTTTATCCTTAAGAGTTCTAAGTGATGGCAGATTATCGAGGAAACGGTTCTTAAGTTCTGAACCTTTTCTTCTAGATCCTCCAACGACTTTACCAAGTTTCTCGTCTCCTGCTCCGTACACAAGTGCATAGATGAATGTCTTTGCTGTATCTCTTGATTTAAGTCCTGCAAGTTTTTGGTTAGTAGTGTGTATGTCTCCATTAACAACTTCATTAGTATACTCCTGATCGTTCATGTAGTGTGCCAACATTCTAAGTTCTAAACCTGAAGCATCAACTCCAAGTAAAACATTACCTTCATCAACAGTCCAACAGGCTCTACATTCTTTACCGAATGGACTGTATACAGCAGGGACTTGAGCCATGTTAGGATGGCTGTGTGACATACGTCCAGTGATAGTACCGTTAGGAATCACAGACCCATGTACACGACCATCATCTTCCAAGGCATCAAGCCACGACTGTATTTGAGCTATTCGTTTTTGGTAGAGTAGGAAGTCAGCTATCAGCTTAGCTTCACGAATATGCTCTATCTTTTTCAGTGTTCCTTCATCAACAATAGGCTGACCTGTAGGAGTAAACCTCTCAGGTTTCCAACCAAAGTCGATCAAGTATTCACCGATCTGTTTACGACTTCCAAGATTAAACTCTTGTAGTTTCTTTCTCATGAACGGACTGTAATCTTCACTGACTAATAGTGTTTCATATTCTTCATCAGTCAATCCACGTTTGGAAAGTACACCATCTTTTCTAATGTATGGTGTTACAAGTTTATCATCCACCCACTTAGGTTGGAATGTTCTCTGCACTTCATCAGTTACCTCATACATCTTAGTCTTAAGTTCAGCAAGTAACATAGTAGCTTGTTGCTCATTAAACTTAAATCCATTTGCTTCTTGTTGAGCCATGATCTTAGCAACTGAATGTTCTAGATTGATGCATTCGTCACTGAATCCTTGACCTTCGTTAAGCAAATAATTATAAACTAACTCATTAAGTCTAACATCATTAGCACAGTATTCCAACATCTGTGGTGTGTACTCGTCAAAGTCAAGAGGTTGTTCTTGCTTTGCAAACTTAACACGATAACCCCAAGTCTTCAAGCTGTGTCCGTTCTCACGGATAGGATTGAAGAGCCTTGACATTACCAAAGTATCCTCGATGTCCTTATCGAACAAGTCTACACCATGCAGTCGTTTGATAACCGGCAAGTCAAAACTTAAGATGTTGTGACCAATAAGAACATCAGAGGATTTTAAAAACTCTAAACCTTCTTGAAGTTTGTGAGGTGGAAACTTATGGATTGGTCCACCAACTTCTTTAGCTACAATACAATGTATCTTCGTTGGTTTTAAACCATCAGCTTCAATATCAAATACAATTTTAGAAGTCTTCATTGTCAAAAGTTTCCTCCTCTGTTACTTCAAACAGTCTACCTGTTTCATTATTATACCGTAAACTACAAGCAAGTCGAGTGTCTCCTGTGTACCTAGACTTCAGGACACGAACCTTTGTAGTGTTGGCTTCTTCAGGATTGGTAGCCTGTTGATTTCTTTCCAATGCAATCACACAATCGGAAAGCTGTGCGATACCTTGTGAGCCTTTGAGGTGAGACAGAGAAACTTCAACACCGTTCTCGTGTCCTTTGTCACCACTGGCTCTTCGTAAGTGAGATACAAGTATCATACCTACTCCAGTTTCTTCAACAAGACTACGCAATCTATTCATCAGCATATCAATACCTCGTCTTTCGTCACCTTCAGATAAGACATTGACAAGCATGTGTAAGTGATCAACCACTACCCATTTACATTCGCAACCTACAATGATGTATCGTAGCTTGGAAAATATTTCTTCGATATCAGTTGCACCCAAGTGAGCATGAATATACACACGACCTTGTGGTATAACCTTATCAAACAAATTGATTAATTGTTCTTCACTATATTGCTTACGTCTTTCAGTAAGATATATTCTGTCGTTAGCTTCAATGGATATGATACCATCAGCAGTTCTCAACCAGTTCTCTTCAAGAGCTATGATACCTACATTGTCTTCAGTATTCTTGATAAGCCAATGTTCAAGCTCTCGTGTCACAGAAGATTTACCAAGTCCTGTACCACCTGTCAAAGTAACAAGCTCTCCTTTCCTAAGACCATACAACTTCTTATTCAGTCCTTCCCAAGGATAGGCTATGCTTTCTTTGACTTCACGATGAAGCCAGTCGTTTCTCTGAGCAGATAGTTCAAGGATACCTGATGGTGTGTAAGTCTTGGACTCCCACCATGCAGACATAAACTCCTGAAACTTTTTCTGTCTGAGCATATCGTTAGCATCTTTGTATCCATTAGGAAATGTCATGATCTTAGCCTTGCCGGGCTTTAATATTCTCGCAACATTCCTAGCAGCTTCACGACCTGCCTTGTCATTATCAAAACATAATACTACATTTTCAAACGACTCAACAAACTCAATGCTTTCTCTGATATCTTTTACTGCACCTGATGCACCTCGTTTCAAAGAGACACAAGCCCACTTGGACTGCATCAACTCATAACAAGCCATAGCATCACATTCACCTTCAGTAATTGTCAGGTACTTACCACCTGTGTTTCTGAAGAGTTGTTCTCCAAACAATCCAGTGCCTTCATAAGTTCCAGCAAAGGAAAAGTTTTTGTTCTCAACAAACCTAGTCTTAGTTCCAACTACCTCGTTCCCATTAAAGAATGGATAGATGTGTTGAGCTACTTGGTTGTTGGGATTTACTACTCGCCT